AGGAGAAATGCTTCCTGAAAGATATGCACTTGAACTAGAAAAAGCTCAAAAGATGATGGCTGATCAAGTAGCTGTATATCAACAAGAGTGTATGAGTAAATTACAGGCAGAGGCATCTAAAATAGAGAATCAAATAATAACAGAAAAAGAATATAAGATCTTAATGAAAGATCCTATTATTGCTAATAATATTGTTGATGTTATTCAGTTTTATGATACAAGAATAAAACAAACATGTACTGCTAGTGATAAATTATTATATGAATATATTCTACCTGATACTATTAAGGAATATCCTTTAGTTCCATTTCATTTCAAATGGACAGGAACTCCATTTCCAATTAGCGCAGTAGCTCCTTTAATAGGTAAGCAGCAAGAAATAAATAAGGCACATCAAATAATGGTACATAATGCATCATTAGGATCATCATTAAGATGGATGTATGAAGAAGGCTCTATTGATGCAGATGTATGGGAAAAATACTCTGCAAGTCCAGGAGCTTTATTGCCTATTAGGCCAGGAGTAGAAAAACCTACACCTGTTATGCCAGCACCGTTAGCTAATGCTTTTTTCCAAATAGTACAGGAAGGTAAAGGTGATATGGAGTATTTAGCAGGTATATATAGCTCTATGATGGGTGATTCAGGAGGTGCTAGCGAAACATATAGAGGAATGTTAGCTTTAGATGAATATGGTACTAGAAGAATTAAGCAATGGATGCATACATCTATAGAACCTGCATTAAAACATTTAGGAGATGTAGTTTTAAGTTTTTGTCAAGCTACTTATACTGCAAATAAAAGATTTAGACTTGTTCAGCCTAATGCTATACAAGAAGGGAAGACTCAAGAAATTAATATTCCAATATATAATGATATGGGCGATGCTATAGGAAAATCTATGGATATAGCTGCTCATAAATTTGATATTAGGATAGTTTCTGGATCTACAATGCCTGTTAATAGATGGGCATATTTAGAAGAATTAAAGCAATTAATGCAATTAGGGGTAATTGATGATATTGCTGTATTGGCTGAAACTGATCTTAAAAATAAAGAAAATATTGTTAAAAGGAAATCATTATATGCACAACTTCAAGGACAAATACAACAATTATCCGAAGCTGTTAAAGACAAAGATGGCACTATTGAGACGCTTGAAAGGCAGTTGGTCCAAGCTGGCATTAAAGGTAAGGTTATGCAAGCAGAAGTTGAAATAAATAAAAAGAAAGAAGAAGTGAAATCTGATATGGATAAAACATATACTGAGACAGATGCAAAACAAAAGCTTCTTCAGAATGTAATGAAGAATAGTGTAGAGCTAAATAAGGCTAGACAATCCGATTTATTACAGAATCAGAAAAATAATTTGCAAAAGAACAAGGAGAATGATTAAACTACGGTGGTTTAATTTATCCAAAAGGAGAATAAATGATAGACAATCAAGAAGAAAGTCAAGGTAACCCTGAGATAGGAATGCAAGGAGACTCATTTGAAGCAATAGAAAATGCAGTCCCAGACACTACCTCAGGCTCCAGCGATTTTTTTAATGAGCTAGAAAATTCCGTTAATGGCGGAATCCAAGATAACACTGAGGCAACCCAACAAGATAGTAGTCCCGAACAGGTAACCTACGATAATCAACAAGTTGGCTCCAACAATGTGGAAACGACTCAGCCTGATAGCAGCACAGACTGGGAAAAACGCTACAAAGATAGTAGCAGAGAAGCTGTTAAGTGGAGAGATCAGTATAAGGAAGTGGAAGCTTTTGTTCCTGTTCTTGAAGCTATGAAAAAAGATGGTGGATTAGTAGAACATGTGAGAGATTATTTGGTTAATGGTGGCAAGCCTGCTCAATCAATACAGCAAAAACTTCAATTAGATGAGGATTTTATGTTTGATCAGCAAGAAGCTATGCAAGATCCAGAATCAGACAGTGCTAAACTTATGAATGCCCATGTTGATGGAATGGTTCAAAACAGGGTATCTAAAATGTTGCAAGCAGAACAACAAAGAGCTGTACAAGTTCAACAAGGTAAAGCTAGGCAACAAGAAGAGATAGAGTTTAAGAACAAAAATAATATGTCTGATGAGCAATTCGAGGAATTTAAAGCAAATGCTAAGAAGCACGTTATGTCTTTAGATGATATTAATTATCTTCTAAATAAAGACAAGACTAATGCTAATGTAGCTAATGCAACAAAGCAAGATATGCTCAATCAAATGAAAAATGTCAGAAACATGCCTACATCCGCATCAGGAGCAAATAGTCAAGGCGAAAAAGATAATCAATCAGTAGATAGAGATGTCTTTGATAGTATTATGGGCTTTGACAAAAATGTTGATAACTTGTTTGGGTAGGCTTATATAATAATTAAGTCTATCTCGAACTTAACAAAGGAGATAGACAAATGTCTGACATTCTAAATGTAACTGGGAGTAATTATACTTCTGGTACTTATAATGACGGCAGAACTGGATCCGCTACTGCGTTAAGTACTGGTGCCTTACGAAGAAAATATAACTTCGGTAGTATGGTATCAGAGCTTTCCTTAGCGCAAGATCCGTTCTTTCGTTTCTTAAGTAAAGTGGCTAAAAAGCCAACCGATGATCCTTCTTTTAAATTTACAGAGAAGAGATCTTCATACACTAAAAGATACGCTTATATGAGTGATTTTAGCACTTCTGCTATAAGTGTACCTGCAACTGCGCCTGCTACAACAGGAACACCTGCTGAAGGCAATGTATATACTATGTCTTTTTTCTGCGATTACAATAATAATGGTAATCAAGGAAATATATATGGTAAGACAGTAAGTTACGCTGAAGGAGAAGAAGGAACACAGCCTAAGTTTTTTATTCCTGGGCAAATAATTAAAGTTCCTCATTCTACTACAGCTGCCCTTGCAGATGCTGGAACACCTTCAGGATATACTTTGTGGAAAATTAACTCAGTTGATTTAACTACATTACCTGAAAGTGGAACACCAGCAGCTACTGGTGTTAATAAAGCTGTATTAAACGTAACATGTGTTAAAGGTTCTGGAACCGCTGTATTCTTTATGGATGCTGTTTCTGGTACTGATGATACATCTGCAGATAGTCCTGCAGCAGCTGGCTTAGCATATGATGCGAGTATTACTACAGTAACTAAAAGCGTTGAATATATGGAGAATTTTAAATCATATGTTGTTGGTAGTGCTTTTTCAGCTGGTAGTGGATATCCTGAAACATGGCAAGATCAGCCTTTCGTGACAGCTACAGGTCAAACTCAAATCTTCAAAACATCATGCGTGATGAACAATACTGATAGAGCAACAGTTCTTAAGTATGAAGGTAATGAGTGGGCTCGTATTTGGAAAGAAAAGCTAATTGAGCACAAATGGGATATTGAAAATGCAATGCTTTTCGGTAGTCAAAATAGTACATATAATACTACTGAAGGTGCTGTAAACTATATTTCAACATATGGTAACACTTTTAGTCTTGCAACAGCAACTAAAACTCAAGATGATTTCTTGGATGATCTTTCAGCAATGTTAGATCCTAGATATAATAATGCTTCTTCATCTATATTCTTCTGTTCTACAGCAGTTTATAATTGGATGCATAAATTATCTGGGTTCTTTTCTAATAATGTTGAAATCTCACCTAATTTCAGAGCTGATGGTTTTAGCGTTACTGGTAAGAAAAAAGTATTTGGTGTTGATGTTACTACAATTTCAACTGTATATGGTGATATTAATGTTGCACGTAATGTTCATTTAGATGGTACTCAAGTTAAAATGCTTGGTATTAATATGAAATATTGTGCATATAGACCATTAGTTGGTAACGGTATTAATAGAGATACATCAGTCTACGTAGGAGTTCAAACTTTAGAGAACTCTGGGGTCGATCGTAGAGTAGATCAAATCTTAACTGAAGCTGGAATGGAATGGTGCTGTCCTGAGACTCATTCTATCTGGACTTAATAAAGGAGAATAAATCATGGCAAATCCTTTTTACGGACAAAATAAATTCGACAATTCTGTCGATAATGCAACTGGTGAAATTGTTCATTTTAAACCTTCAGCTGATGGAACTGCTATTGCAGATGGAGAATCAAAAGTACTTACGTCTTCGGATGCAGGGAATAGGTATTTTGTAGATATTTCTGCTAATACTGCTTCTTTTAGATTACCTTCAGCTTATGCTAATAAAGGGATGCAAGTTCACTTTCATCTTGATTTACTTAGTGATACTGAGGGGACTAAAGATCTAGATATTTTCACTGATAGTACAGCTGAATTTATCCTAGGTGTATGTTTAGATGCTGGAGCAATTCATGATACAACTGAAGCTGATGACTTACTAAGAATCGACACTACAGCAGGAGAGGCTGTAGCAGGTGATCGTATAAGCTTAGTATGTGACGGTAAACATTGGTATGTAATGGATGCAGTAGCTGTATCAGCTAATGCTTTTGTTTCAGGTACCGCAACTAGAGCATAAGGAGGCAGATAATGGCTAAAATAGGATCAAAAGCTGGATGGTCTGGGAATTATGTTCAAGACCTTACTGCTGCTACCTCTTTAGTTCCTGGCGATAGTGGTAAAGTGTTTATGTTAAATTCTGCTACAGAGTTTACAGTAACATTACCATCTATTGCAGATGTAGGTGCTGGCTGGAACTGTAAAGTTATGGTTAAAGCTGCTCCTGATAGTGCTGATTATGTTATTACAGAAAAAGCATCAGCTGACACTGATAAAATCGTTTGCAATGGCATTAGTGAGTTAGAAACTGATGACGCTGAAGACGGTGTTTATAGTGCTGGCTGTACATTCATAAGCTTTAAGGATGGCGTAGCTGTT